CTTTCGAGAAGTACTCCTGGTAGGCCGCTGCGAGCGAGCCAGAGGTTACTAGTGCCATATAATTTTATCTCCTGTTGTCTAAACCTTAGTTAGCCTCGTCAAATTCTACTGCCATTCGGCGAAGCTCGGCACCTTGTTCAGCTACGGATAAATCCCTAAACTGTTTCTTCGGTGCCGGTGTTGACGGTGAGCCAACTCCAGGTTGTAAACGTTTTTTGAACTCCGCATTTTCTTTGCGGAGCTTTTCGACTTCATCTGCTAATCCGGTTGAGTTATCCGTTTTAAGAGCAAGTTGTGCGATCTCGACTGCATCAACGATGCCGTCAGGATACTGGCGAAGAATTGCTTTTGAGTTAAGCAGTTCTGCTACTTTTTTATGCAAGCCAGAATTTGAATCTTTCAGATCTGGATGCTTATCAACCAATCTGCTCAGATTCTCGTTCCAAGCCTTCTCGCCCATCTCCTTAACTTTTCTCTCTTGAGATTGTACTTCGTACTTCTCAACCTCTTGAGCTCTCTTATCGGCCTGCTCGGCTAGGTCTTCTCGACCCTCTTCCCGGAACTGCTTCGCAGCGTTTCGGTAGTCGGTCGCGTCGAACTTGCCTGCTGGTCTCTCCTGGTCTGCCTTCCGTGCCTCTTCACGTTCGCGCATGAATTCCTGGCGCTCACGTTCCAAGCGTTCCTTTTCGGCTTTAGATTCCGCCTTAGCTTGCTGAATGGCATCCCATTCTTTCTGCTGACGGTTCTTTAGCTTCTCGTACTTGCTGGGTTCCTTGGCCTTGTCGGATGACTCAACCGGACTCTCAGACTCTGTCGTTGTTAAAGAACTATCACCTTTTTGATCCACGACTTCGGTCGTAGAAGGCGAATTTTCTGTTTTAGGTTCTGTCGTCGACGTGGGATTCGACTCGGTCTTCTCCACTGGTTCCGACGTTGGCGCCGTCTCCGTTTTCGCTTCCACTTTATCTGGAGGGATAATCCCATCCTCAATCATGGCCGCTCTTCGTAACGATTCCGCCGTCAGTTCTATTCCATCACCCATGCTAACCCCTTTACTCCAGCCCCGGAATGGTTAACGATCCCGGGCGGGAATTTGACTAGTCTTTGTACTCCGCGGGTAACCTCTAGTCGTCTGCCCCTCCCGCGGGATGAGTGGCATCAATTCCAAGGGAATCGATAACTGCCACTGCAGATCTGAAGCCTATTGCGAATCCACATGCTGTCAAGTCGCCTTTTTGAACTGCGCTAGAATCCTGTCGAATTGTCATATTTCTGAGGATCGCGGCGAACCTTACGCCATGCTCTGATCTCATGAAACTGCCAAGTGACCTAGCGTCCTCTTCGGTCCACTCGGGTTCGTCTACCCACTTGGTGAAGCGTATAAAGTTTAAGATTGCCCTTAGTCTTGTCATAGAATGCTTTCCGTCGAAAAGCACAAGTTGTACACACTCTCAAACTTGGGCTCCTCGTCCATTGATATCTCTTTTGGGTCACCACCCTCTATGACCCAGCACCTATAGCCAATTTTGTTCATAAGAACACGAATGTCCCGGTAGCTGTGCCCCATTTGGGCTAGACCAAAATTGTTTATCTCAAGCGCTACAATTGGAAGATTCTTTTTAAGAAGCTCAATCATTCCGTTCAGCGCCAGGACCTCTGCCCCCTCAACGTCCATCTTGATAAAATGAACCTTATCAAAAGAATCGTAATGATCCAAAGCTATCGAATAGGAAACCATCTTTTGTGGTGAGACCCTGCTCTTCTCGTTGAAGGAATGCTTCCCACAATCCCATAGAGAATGACCACCATCGTTATCCTGGTTAAGCCAAAAGTATATTGGTTTCGAATCGTCGGACACGGCCCAATTGTGGGGCCTTATGTTCTTAAAGTCATTCAGTCCGGCATTCGTCATAAGTCTTGAGTAGTTTTCTGGGTTCATCTCAAACGAGTAGACCGATCCGGATTCTCCAACCAGCTTCGCTGCGATCATGCTGAAGAATCCAACGTGGGCACCAATATCAAGAAACGTATCTCCACGTTTTAGCTTTTTGAGCATTAGGGCGAATAGTTCGCCCTCATACGCAACCCCTTGTTCGAGGTGCGAGCCAATAAATTTTTGGCTTACGTTTGAGTAATCTAAAAGTATTTTTACTTTTCCGTCCGCAGCCTTGCCCAGGTCTATTTCAAATATCTTCGACGTTTCGCTCACACCATCGGTTGTTGCATGTTTCCTGGCATCTGTCCAGCCATTTCCGGGGGCGGGAGTTGCCCCTGCGCGCCTTGCAGTTGTTCCTGCTGCTGCTGTTTCGCCTTGTTCATTTTCTTGAGCTCGGCAGTAATTGCCCGGGCAGTGTTCGGATCGATCTGTTCAAGCGCCTGCAAATGCTGATCCAAATGCTGACCGATCGCCTGTGCTGTAGCCTGGTCAACCTGGCGGAATCCTTTTTCGGCAGCCTGTTGAAAGTCAAAGATGATCTCAAGGTGGGCACGATGATCGTCGGTCGGCTTGATCGTAATCGGAAACGCGGTCGTCATCATTGCGGCGAGTTCCTTCGCCTGCTCTTCCCTCTGCTCCTGTTGGTTCATCATCGGGTCCTGGACCAGGCGACGTACCAAGCTCGGGTCGTCGAGTTCGAGCACAGACTTCACAAGTTCAGCCTGGTTGATGAACGGAGACTGACCGAGCAGTTGCATCCTGGCTACTGCCTTCTGAAGCTGGAACTGGCGAGTCTGGAAATCGTACCCGCCCTTGGGCATGATCGAATACTGTTCGTGCAATGCTTCCGGTGGGACGGTCCCGGTATCTTCTGCATATCGGAAGTTGAGATCTTTCTTGTCGTACTGCAGATAGATCGACCAGCACTGACGGAACAGGCGACCTAGCGACATGCGGAAAAGACGGTTTCTTAAATCAGCACCCGCGGACCCGGTGTTCACCAACGCTTGAATTTCAGTCGCTGTTTTTCTGGAGCTACCGGGTTCCGAGGGGTTGTTGCCTACGCCAAAATCAATCGTTCCAACTCTCTGCTCTGCCTCTGCGCGTTCGTCGTACATGACTCGCATGAAGTCCATCGGAGGGGTGGTCATCTGAACAGGCTTAATGCCCTGGGGCAGGATCTGCCCAGGTTGCATTTTTAGATTCGCCATGTTGAGAGAGACAGGATTGTCGGCCTGGAACAACGGACGGTTTGCCAGTTCCAAGAAGTCGAGCATGGAGTTCTTTAGCTTCGCCAGGGTCATCTCATTGGCAGCCAGGATCTCTGCAAGTCCGCGGGATGAGTAGAATCCTCCGTTGGTCAATTCATAGCTAAACTCTGTGAATGGGCACTGCTTGTGCTTGTAGGGAAGGACAAAATCTTCGCGCACTGGATCAGTTGTAGCTAGGGGCGAGTATGTGCAAACATTCCACTCGTCGTCTTCGTTCCTGGTGTAGATCTCCCAAAGAATAATCCGGTCCGGGCGAGAGTCGTAGGTGATGCCTTCGCGCTGGTAAACGGCTTGTTCCTTTTCGGTATTGATGCCCTCGAACTTAGTCCCGCGTCCAGCGATCCTTTTGATGAAGTCCTCGTCCTGGTTGTAGGCCGCGACGCGCTTGTACTGGTCAACGGATAGGACCATGACGTGGCAAAGGTAGTCGGCGTCGTCCAAGGCGACGGTCTGGTCTGGCACAATGAACCTGGTCGGATCGATCGCTTGAAAAATGATTTCCTTCTTGCCCTCGTCCCAAATTGATTTGAGTACTGCCCGACCGAACAAGAGCATGTCGTCGATTAGGCGAACGATCTCAAATTGGAATGCAGTGCGTTCCCGGATTTTGTAGTCGAAGTATCGTTCTGCCGTGACAGTAAGCGGAGCCAACTGCTGGCGCATAGGAACAAACCCGGCGACAACATCGTTGCCGAGGGCTGAGTTGACATAGTTAGGTTTTAGCCTTTCGATAATACGATCAATCAGCGCAACGTGCATGTCTGCCGCGGTGGGCCATGGCTTAACCTTGCGACGCATCCCGAACGTTCGCAT